GATGCAAGGACAGCAACAGCAACAGATGCAGCAACAGATGGCAATGCAAGAACAACAGAATGCTCCAGCTATGGCAGCAGTACAACAGAAACAGATGCAAGCTGAGATGCAAATGGCTCAACAACAACAACAATAACTATGGATAAACAAACACCATCCAAACCCCAACGTAAAGGTTCAGTAAAAGAAAAGACTACAGCAATTAAAGAACCTGCTAAAATGAAATACGCCCCACGTGAAAAAGTAGGGACTCCTAAGTTGGGGTCTCCTGTTACTGTTAAGACCGTGGGACTTGGAAACCTAGAAGTAATCACCCAAAATGGCTACACTAACGTATGATCCTGCTGAACAGCAGGAAGGAGAATTCACTCCTGAAGAACAGGAGAATATTAAAGTAGGAGAAGCTTTAGAAGAACAGCAAAACGCACTACTAGCTGGTAAATTTAAAGACGCTGAAGACTTAGAGAAAGGTTACCTTGAGTTACAAAGGAAACTAGGAGAACCTCAAGCAGACACTGAAGAAGTTAAACCTGAAGAGCCTGAAGCAGAAGATGAAGTAGAAGAAAAAAAAGAAGAAGTTGATGCTACCTTCTTAGATAAACTTTGGGATGAAGCTGTAAACGATAAGTATACAGAGGATACTCTTAAAGAATTAGATGGTATGGATCCTAAAGATCTAGCTAAGATGCATCTGCAGTATCGATCTGATAACGGACCTCAAGAAATGGATGAAAAATCCATAGTCCAGTTAAAGAATGTAGCAGGTGGAGATGATGGTTATCAAACTATGATGACTTGGGCACAGACTAATTTAAAGGAAGCGGAAGTTAACATGTTTGATAAAGTAATGGAACGTGGTGATCCACTTGCCTGTTACTTTGCCATACAAGCTTTGAAGTATCGTTATGATGACGCCTCTGGTACTGAAGGGCAAATGCTTACAGGTAAAGCTCCTTCTAGTACAGGTGATACCTTTCGTAGTCAAGCGGAAGTAGTCCGTGCAATGAAAGATCCTAAGTATGATAACGACCCAGCATATAGACAAGATGTATATAGTAAACTAGAAAGATCTAATCTTGAATTTTAAAACGGAGAATTAATTATGGCTAAAGCTTATGACCCTAAAGCAAGGAACAATGACTTGCAAGTAGAATATATGGTTAACACAGCAGGAGATCGTTGGTTTGTTCCTTATAATAATAATGATACAACAGCTAACCAAGTAACACGTTGCGGTGTGATGTGCGGTAATACTACTGATGGATCTGCATGCGGATCTAGTGTAGTAGCTTAAGCATGACAGGCCGGCTACTGCATCTAGGTATGTTTACATGCTTAGGTATTCACCTTTCTTTACTAGCTTATTAATTATGCCTACAATAAATGGGAAAAAATATCCGTATACTAATGCGGGTAAAGCGGCTGCTAAAAAGGCAGCCACTAAAAAGAAACCCAAATCACATAACCATAGTGCTCACAAGCATTGAATGAAATCTAAACAAATGCAGTCATATTGCTACTAATGACTGCATTTACGACAGCATCCGTTCATCGGAGCTTTGCTCTGACGCATGACGTGTAAGCAGGGAACGGGGCTTACATCATAGAGAGAAAAACTATGACTGTCACTTATACTTATCGTGGCATCAAGTACACGAAGACAAAGTAGCGTACAATTATACAACAAACTAAAATGAAATCGATTATTGCACTTGCCACACTGACCACCGTAGTTGCGACACCTGCAATTGCTGGTCCTTACATCAACACTGAAATCAATAGTGGCTGGTCGGGCACGGACTATTCAGGTAGTGCTACGGATTTACACGTAGGCTATGAAGGCACCGCTGGTGCTATTAATTACTACCTACAAGGAGGTCCTCAACTTCAGTCATCTGATGGTGGAGATAACAACACTGAACTTTCTGGTAAAGTAGGTGGAAGCGTTGCTGCTTCTGAAAACGTATCAATCTATGCAGAGCTAGCCTTTGCTACAACTGATACTGATACCAATAACTACGGCACCAAAGCTGGTGTTAAGTGGGCCTTCTAGATGGCGGCACTGTATGTTTTCACGTTAACAACAGTACTTGTCCTGGCCATGGATTTAACATGGCCTATTCCTTATAGGAAACCTGGAAAATAACTACCAAGTTTGCGGAACAAGCTTGGATATAAACCTTTAATACACATTTAAAACCATGGCTTTTAATGCTAATGCTACAAGTGGTGGAGTAGTATACTCACCACAGGAACCACAGACTAAAGTTGTAACTGCTGATGTATCAGTTGCTAGCTCTACTACTCTTGTAGATGTAAGTGATCTAGATCTTAGAATTGGTAAGTACGAAAGACTTAACTTTAAGTACACTATCTTCTATAACACAGCTGCTACTCCTGACTTCAAGTATCTGATTGATACACCTGCTAGTCTCACGACTTATCGTGTAGCTCAGAATGGTTGCGATCATGCTGGTGCTGCTCTTGCTTCAATCATTACCGCTGAAGGTTCTGCGATTGCTATCACAGCTTCAGGTACAGATGGCTGCTTGCAGCTTTCAGGTACTATTGAGAATGGTGCAACTGCTGGGGATCTTAAGTTCCAGTTTGCTCAGAATACTTCTGATGCTACTGCAGCTAAAGTTCTAGAAGGATCTAATGTAGCCTTCTACCGCTTCTAAATAGCATAGGGGAAGAGACACCTCGGAGTAGGATCTCTTCCTCCTTGGCATTAGCCCGTACGCGGATACCTTTTGCCGTCTAGACGGTGGGATAGACCACAAACAATTTACTTGAACGTTCGAGAGTATGTAACCTATACAAACTTTCACAAACAATAATGGCTAATTTAACACAGTCAGTAGTAGGAACCCTAAACAAAGCGGCTTCTTCAACTGCTGGCTCAGTTGCATATGACACTAAGTATGCAACCTACCTTAAGCTGTTCTCTGGTGAGCTATTCAAAGCTTACGAGTCAGCAAACATTGCTAAAGGAACTGTACAGACCCGTCAACTAAAGAACGGCAAATCTTTACAGTTCATTTTTACGGGCCGCATGCAAGCAGCCTATCATACGCCGGGCGAGCCGATTTTAGGATCGGGTGATCCCCCAGTAGCAGAGAAGACCATCGTCTGTGACGATCTGCTGATTTCTTCAGCGTTCGTTTATGACCTTGATGAGACTCTTGCTCACTACAGCCTTCGCTCTGAGATCTCCGCTAAGATCGGACATGCTCTTGCTGAAGCTTATGATAAAAAAGTGTTCCGTATGATTGCTTCTGCAGCACGTGAAGCACATCCTATCACTGCATCTCCTGGGCCTGAACCAGGTGGTTCTGTAATTAAGATTGGAGCTAACAACGAGTATGACGCTCAGCGTCTAGTTGATGCTTTCTTTGAAGCAGCTTCGATTCTTGACGAGAAAAATATTCCTAAGACAGGACGCACGGCTGTACTTGCACCACGTCAGTACTATGCCTTGGTGTCTCAGGTTGACACGAATATCCTGAACCGTGAATACGGTAACTCACAAGGTAACTTGAACTCTGGAGACGGACTAGTATCTATTGCTGGTATCGACATCAAGCGTTCTAATAACCTACCTTTTAAAGCTGGTACAATTAACGAACAGAACGGTGAGAACTCCTCAACCGGTACTGGTGTTACTGTTGCCACTGACTTCTCTCAGCACGCTGGTCTGATTTATCAGAAAGACGCTGCTGGTGTAGTAGAAGCAATTGGACCACAGGTACAAACAACTGGTGGAGATATCAAAACAATGTATCAAGGTGACTTGATCGTTGGACGTCTCGCAATGGGTGTCGGTACTTTGAACCCTGCTGCTGCAATTGAAATCCAAACTGCTTGAGGTTAATCATGTCAGTTAAACCAGGACAAACATCAAAGAAAACTCTCAGCGCTGCTAACGGTTTAGGTTTAGGAAGCACAGTGGGTTCTGAAACAATGAACCCACCGTCTCCTCTACCCCACGGTTGGCAGATGGATTCGACTAACTACAGCAATGCTGGTTATACGGATACTTCAGCTGACAGTAACGGTTCTCATTTATAATGGATTGAAATTATGGCAAACCCTGCAACACAAGCTGGAAACAATGGCGTTTCCGGCGCTACTAAAGGCATCAGCGGAGGTAATACATCCGTTCGCAAGTCTGTATCACAAACAGAAGGTGGAACTTATTCCGCATCTGATGTGTATTCAGAAACTACGAACCTACGTTTTGCTTACAACGGTGTTGAATGTGACGCGCCTGCGCAGTCACGTTCCTGATATAGGGGAGTCTTCGGACTCCCTTTTTTTTATTTATAATTATTTAATTATGCCTTTCCCAACCACTAACGCTACACAAGAACTACCAGCAGTCAATCAAATATTAGCGTCAGTTGGTCAGGCGCCTGTAACTACCCTTGATCAAACCAACCCGGACGTTGCGATTGCTTATGATACTTTATTACAAGTATCCCGAGAAGTACAGGCAGAAGGCTGGAGCTTTAATATAGAAACTGAATATGAAGATCAGACTAATTCTGATAAAGAATATGTTATACCTAATAATATGCTACAAGTAGATCTCAGTTCTTCTGATAATACTTATAGTACTAAAAATGTTGTCAGACGTAATGGTAAATTATACGATAAATATAATCATACACATGAAATCACTGATACAGGAAGCGAAGAAATTAAGTTGGATGTTGTATGGAAATATGACTGGGTAGACTTACCTGTACCTATTCAAGATTATATTGTATCTAGGGCAGCAGCTATTGTATCTAGTAGAATTGTAGGTGATGGTCAACAGTATCAAATCCTACAACAAAAAGAAATGCAAACCAGAGCTATTGCATTGGAGTATGAATGCAACCAAGGTGATTACACATTCTTCGGGCATCCCGTAAACAATAACTACTATAAGAGTTATCAACCTTATCACGCACTTTCACGATAATGGCAGCAGTTACTCAAAAAATTAATAACTATCTAGGCGGTGTTTCAAAACAAACCGATAAAAAGAAATTACCTGGTCAAGTACGGGATTGCATTAATGCCTTTCCAGACCCTACATTTGGGTTAAGGAAAAGACCAGGGTTAAAATTTATTAAGACTTTACATACATCAGCAGATCCTGATTCACCAGACTTTGCTGATAATAAATGGTTCTTTATTAAAAGAGATGACGAACAGAAGTATATAGGATCCATATCTAATACTGGAGTTAGAGTTTGGAATTCAGCAGGAATAGAATGTACAGTACATGATGATACTTATACTTTAACTGTTACAGCTAACGGTACTAGTGCTGCAACTACTCAACGTAATCTACCTGTAACTAATGTATCTAGTTCTGGTAGTGGCATGACAGTTAATGTCGTAGCTGTTAGTGGTGTTATAACTGAAGTTTATGTTTGCACTCAAGGAACAGGTTATGCAGCAAGTGATACATTAAAAGTAGCTGCAGCTGATTCTACAGCAGCAGCAGATATAGCTTTTACATTAACTACAAAACCTGCTAATCATTATTTAAACACAACAAGAGATAACTACCATCTAATAACAGTACAAGATACTACTATCATTACAAATACACAAAGAACAGTTGCAGCTAAAACCACGCCCTCGTATACATTAGATACTTTTGGACGGGTAATTATAAAGCATATAGACTATCAGTCTGTGTATAATGTAAAAATAACAGTAGGTAGTACCACGTATGATGCTGGTACTAAAGATGGTGGAGCAGGTGGTTCATCATTACATCCTTATTTAACACGTAATGATGATTCATATACTGCTGGTGCTGCTACTTTTCAAAAGTTATGTGTTGACGATGTACTGACTGAACTTAAAACTAGATTGGATGCTTTAAATAGTGATATAACTGAAGGTACTTTAACTGTCACTAAATTAGATGCTTCACTGGAACTAGAATTAAAAAACAGTGGTACACCTGTGGCATTTAAACTTGAAGCTATAGACGATCGAGGTGGTGCTAATATGATAGCATATAATGATCAAGTTTCTATAATAGCAGACGCTCCTGCTCAATGCATACATGGACGTGTAATTAAAATTTCTGCTGATCCTGACTCAGGTGGCACAGCATATTGGACAAAATTTGTAGCTGATGATGGAGTAAAGGGTAGAGGTTATTGGGAAGAAACAGTCGATCCACGGGTATCAACTGGTATGGATCAAACAACTTTGCCCCATGAATTGAAAGCTATTAATGCTACTACTTTTCAACTTCAACCAGGTGTATGGACTGGAAGAGATGTTGGAGATTTAGTTACTAATTCAGATCCTAGTTTTGTTGGCTCTACAATACAACAAACGTTTTTCCATAATAATAGGTTTGGAATACTGACTGATGATAATGTATCAATGAGTCAGGCAAGTGATTTTTTCAACTTTTATTACACTTCAGCTTTAACTACTACAGACTCAGACCCTATTGATATTAACTGTTCAAGCATCAGACCTGCTACATTACATGCTATAATACCAACAGCTCAAGGTTTAGTACTGTTTAGTAAACATGAACAGTTTATGTTATTTGCAGATGCTAAAATACTTACACCATCTTCAGCTATCATACGAGGCATTTCTAACTATGAAATGGATTCTAATATTGACCCAGTTGATGTTGGTACTAACGTTACTTTTGTAAGTAAAACACCTAGCTATACACGTATTTTCAATATGATAACTAGAGGCTCAGATGAAAGCCCTATGGTTGAAGATATAGGTAAAGTTGTCTCAGAATGGGTGCCTGATACAGTTAATAATTTAATCACTAGTCCACAGAATTCATTAATTGCTTTGTTTGGTACAACTGACAATGCTATGTATCTCTATAAGACTTACGCAGTAGGTGAAAAAAGGTTGATGCAGTCTTGGGTTAAATGGATACTACCAGGAAATGTACAAAATGCTACAGTCGATTCAGACACCATGTGGACAGTATTAGAATATAGTGGGAAGTATGTACTTGCTAAGGCTAGTCTTACTCAAACTCCGGAAGATGAAATTGTTGTCAACAGTGATGGTCAGCAAGTGAATCCACATATGGATTTATATGGAGCTGTGAGTTCCATGACTTATGACTCAACTAATAAATTAACTAAATGTTACTTACCTACAGGGTATAGAGATAACGAAGACTTAACACCAGTACTACTTATCAAAGGTTCAGGTACTACGAACTTTGCAGGTGTTACTGAGTCTGGATTCACTCTATCTCCTGATAGACCTACGAGTCAAACACATGCTACGTCTTCACCTTACTTTGAAGTACCAGGTAAAGATATATCTGGCTTAACTGCTGCTGATGTTATTGTAGGTTATAAGTATAACTATGATGTAGAATTACCGAGAACATATTTTAAACAAAACCCTGAAGGTACTATAGTTGATTATACTGCATCTTTAATTATTTCAAGGATGAAGTTTGCTGTAGGTCTTTCCAGTGTATGCGGTTTTAAAGTAAAAATTACAGGAAGAAAATCTCCAACAGAAGAGTATACAGGTGTAGGCACTACAATGTCTAGCACACTTGTTGCTAATGGTACAGGAGCTGGACCTGAAGGGGACCATACAGTTGAGAACTTAGCGACTACCACAAGTGGTAGCGGTACTGGGATGACTGTAGATGTAACCATGTCAGGCGGTGTAGCTACTGCAGTATCAGTTAATACTGAAGGAACAGGTTATGCTGTTGGTAATACAGTAACTATTGCTAATACTTTAACTCTTACAACAGCAGCTGTGACTGCTACTATTGCTACAATAGGTCAAACAGATTTCCCATTTAACTTAGATTATGAAGACACATTGGATTTAAAGGTAAAGATAAATGGAGTTGCAAATACAGGATTCAGTATTGTCAATGATACCGATAGAGATGAAAGAAAACTTCTCCAATTTACAACACCACCTGGTGAAGGAGATACCATTTTACTATACACCGACAATTGGTATACTATACAACCTGTGCAGGATGCTAACCAGTATCTAGCAGATGATGTACCATTAACAGAAGAAACAGTATTTACATTACCTATACATCAAAGATCAGAGAACTTTAATGTTAGAGTTTTTAGTAATTCACCATTTCCTGTATCACTGTCTTCAATGATGTGGGAAGGACAATATTCACCAAGATTTTATAGGAGAACATAAAAACTATGTCACATAAACAGACAAAAGCGATGTACAAGGATACTCGCTTACTTAGCTATATCAATGCGATGCATGATTGGGATGAGAATAATGAACTCATCGGCATGCGAGAAAGAAATCAAGATAAAGAACGTGAATTCAACGATAGACAGAATGATATAAAGCATAAGCAGTACCTGGAGGACCGACAGTTCAAGCATGACCAGGAGATGCGCCTGTACAATAGGTCAAATGAGCTTGCAGATCAACAGATAAGTTTCAATAGAAAGTCTGCTCAATTCGCTAACGACAGTTTAAAAGAACAAACTTTTGAACGTTATCAAAAGCTTGCATTTGAATCTGCTTCATCGCTTCTGAAACATAGAGTTGCTCAACAGAAAAATAGACAAGCGAGTAGGGAATTACAGCAAGGTAGCTATGCTCAAGCTGCTAAACATGCTATAACTTCTCAAGAAAATTTAGTAAAAAAGTTAAGGAAAGTTGGAACTGTTTCAGCTAGAGGACCTGAAGGGCGATCAATTAAACAAGAAGTAGGTGGATGGTTAGCAGTATCAGACCGTGAAGAAGCTGCTAGAGCAGGTATGTTTAAAAGGGCTCAAGAGCAAGTAGCTACTAAACTATATGGCTTAGACTTTACTGCAGGAGTACACCTTGCAAAACGTGACTTAACTATAAAAGCACAGGAGGCTACTGAGGTTAGTATTGGAAAAGCCGCTAAACGTGGTGTAGCAGAAATCCTTATGAAATGGGAAGGAGCTGATATGAAAGCTGATGCTGGTCGTATGCTTGAACCTGAGATGGGACCTGAGGCACCACCACCAGAGGCATTACCACATATAGAAACATTTTGGCCGAAACCACCAGGAACCACAGAAGAATGGGTTAAGAAACATTCTGAAGAAGGTGTGCCGATATTCACAGATCCAGAGACTGGAGAAGAGATTCTCCTTCCTGGGAATATAACGGATAAATTCTCTAAATATTGGAAAGATAGTAATTATGCAATGGGGATATCAGGAGTAGCAGGAGAAGGCGGCGGCGGATATGCCGGTGGTGGTGCCGGTGGTGGTATGGGAGCCCCAGGCACTGGAGCTGGTACAGTTATAGCTGCTGTAGGTGCTAGTGTAATGGCAGCAGCCGCTATTACAACAGCATCAGCATCAATGGCAGGTGTCGCGACGGCATCA